ATTAGACACAGATGAATATAGCCGTGGCGACCAACTAAGTAGAGTTAGGTCATTTCAAGTAGCTGTTAGTTCTGGAATTATGACACCAAACGAAGCAAGGGCAAAAATGGATTTAGAACCTTATGAGGGTGGCGACAAGTTCTACATTGGTTTACAAGGTGCATTGGTAGATCCAACACTTGAACCACAAGGTATAGACGAACACGATCCAACAAACGAGTTACCAAATGATTAGTGCAAGTATTAGTATTACACCAGATACAGCAGTTAAAATTTTAGATAGTCAAAATTTTGAACAGCATATTTATGTTCACAATAATCACTCAAATAAAATGTATTTAGGTGGAAGTGATGTTACTGCAAGTAATGGTTTGCATTTAGATAATGGTGAACTAATTGAAATACGTGTACCACAAGATAATGAAATTTACGCAATAAGCGAAAGTACAACTGGAAACATATCAATTTTAAGGCCAGACTAATGCCATACGAAATACAAATGGACAATGAAGATTGTAAAGGCCACGCAGTAGTAAAACTAGATGATGGTTTTATTATGGGTTGCCACGAAACACACGAAGAAGCTGAAAAACAATTACAAGCAATATTGATTAACGAAGCTAAACAAAAAGAAGAAGAAAATAGTTTAGATCAAGAAACAGAATTACGACAAGTAGATAGAACACCACCTAAATTTATGCAAGATAATGCACAACGTGGTTTAGATAATCTTAATAAGGCAGGGGACGGTTTAACTGAAAAAACAAAACGTGAAGCAAGACAAATGGCAAGTGGCGAACAAATTAGCATAGATAAAATTGTACGTATTGCAGCGTGGCATAAAAGACACATCAGCGATTTAGATAGAGATAAAACAAACCCACAAGATCCAGATACTTGGGTAGCTAGTGATGTTGCATTTTTATTGTGGGGTAGCAATCCGTGGACAGAACCTATGAAAGCAGCAGATTGGGCAGATAGAAAAATTGCACAACTTGTTAGTGAGGGTGAATTAGAACCACGTAATGATCCAAGTACACCAGCACCAAAAAGCGACCAAATTACAGGAAGTAAGGAAAACCCACAAGGTTCTGCAAGTGGTAAACAAGGTGGCATTGAATTTAGCGAAAGTACAGAAAAAGCTATTAGAGGACGCATTGAAAAACATAATGAAGAAGTTAAGGGTATGACAGATTGGCGTAAATTAAAAATGGGTACAGCTAAAGCAGTTGTTAGACGTGGATTTGGTGCATACTCAACAAGTCATAGACCGGGTGTTAGTCGTCAAGCGTGGGGACTAGCTAGGTTACGTGCATTTAGTTATTTACTAAAGAACGATAGACCACAAAACCCAGCTTATAGATCAGACAATGATTTATTACCAAAAGAACACCCACGTTATAGTGCAAAGGAAGAAAAAATGAGTACACAACATTTAGAAGTGTTTGATAGACCAGTTGCTATATCACAAACACTAGAAACACAAAAACGCAACACTATTCTTAAAGAAATGGATAAGAAAACTGAAAATAGAAGTTTTACATTTAGTGCAGTAGAAGAAAGAAATAGCAACGATAATGATACGCTATTATTTACTGGTTATGCTTCAGTATTTAACAAACCTTACGGTGTTCGTGATAGTAGGGGACAATATAACGAAACAATTAAACCCGGTGCATTTAAGAAAACATTAAAAGAACAAGATGACGTTAGATTTTTAGTTAATCACGATGGCATACCATTGGCAAGAACTTCATCAGGTACATTAGAACTAGAAGAAGATGATTACGGTTTATTTGTACGTGCTGAACTTGATCCATCAAACCCAACAGTTGCAGAAGTTGCAAGTGCTATGAAGCGTGGCGATTTAAACGAAATGTCATTTGCATTTGCAGCAATTAAAGATAATTTTGACCAAAACGGTGAAAACAGAGAAGTAAACGAAGCAAGATTATTTGACGTATCAGTAGTAACATATCCAGCTAATCCGTGGGCAGGTGCAAAACTTCGTGGTGTAGATATAGAGAACTTGCACAAAGAATTAGTTGAAGCAAGAAGTGGCGAACAAGCTACAGAGATTTTAGAAAGTTTTATTAACCAAGTCGCTGAAAGTGATGACGTTGATAAAAAGCGAAGTAATCCTAAAGTGGATTTATTAAAAATGAAACTTGAAAGGGACGGTATTCGCTAAAAGACGTATAGCCGTGGTTATAGCCGTGTATCACACTTAACTACCACACTCTACGCAGAAGTATAAGAAAATAACACAAGGAAAATTAAATTGAAAAAATTAATTGAAGCTAGAGAAGCAAAAGTAGCAGAACTAGACGGTCTTGTTTCAGAACTTGATGAAATGGAAGCTGGTGAAGAATTTGATAGCAAATTTGCTAGATCAAACGAACTACACGCTGAAATCAAAGAGATGAACGAAAAGATTGAAGAAGCTAGAGAAGCTGCTGAAACTTTGAAAGCAGTTAAAGAAAGCAGAAATTTGCTTGGTGTTGAGGACGAGGACTTAGGCGAAAAAGAAGCTGTTGTAGAAGTGAACGAGCCAAATCTGTATAGAAAGGGTGGCGACCACTCTTTTATTGCAGACGCTTACGCAGCTAGATCAGGCGACTTTAGAGCACAAGAAAGACTTAACAAGCACCAAGATTTTGAAGCTAGAGATGTTGGAACTGGTGCTTTTACAGGATTAGTTGTACCTCAATACTTAGTAGATGAGTTTGCACCAATCGCAAGAGCTGGTTCAGCATTTTATAACGCTGTTCCTAAAAAGGATTTACCAGCGTTTGGTAACAAAATTGAAATATCCAGAATTACCACTGGATCAGCAGCAGCAGAACAAGCTAGTGAAAACTCAGCTGTTCAAGAAACAAATATGGACGACACCTTATTAACAGTCAATGTTGATACTATTGCAGGTCAGCAAGACGTTTCAAGACAAGCACTTGAAAGAGGTGGACAACCGGGTTTCTCATTGGAAAACATTATATTCCAAGACTTAGTTGCAGCTTATTACACAAAACTTGATAACTTAATGCTTAACGGTTCTGGTTCATCTGGACAACCATTAGGTATTGCTTCAGTTTCAGGTGTTAATGAAACAACCTATACAGACGCAAGTCCAACAGTTGGCGAATTATATCCTAAACTTGCAGATCAAGTTCAAGAAATCAATTCAAATAGATTTGCACCACCAACAGCATTTATTATGCACCCAAGACGTTGGGGTTTCATTACAGCAGGTGTGGACAGTACAAACCGTCCATTAGTTGTTCCAGCTGGTAATAACCCAGACAACGCAGTAGGTGTTGGTGAAGCAGCTAAATATGGAAACATAGTTGGTTCATTACTAGGTATTCCAGTTATTACAGACGCTAACGTTGTAACAAACGCAGGTGCAGGTACTAACGAGGATCAAATTTACTTAGTTAAAGCTGATGACCATATCTTATTTGAAGATAGTTTATTCCAACTTAAATTTGAAGAAACAAACGCAGGATCATTAACAACTAAAATGGTTGTTTATGGTTATGTTGCTTTTGCTTCTGGAAGATACCCACTTGGTATTTCAAAGATGAGTGGAACAGGATTGGTAACACCAACCTTTTAATTAAAATAGTAGTCTTGGTGTGTCTAGCAATAGATACACCAAACTGCTTAGGGAAAGAATTATGGCAAACGAAAAATTAATAGAAGCACTTAAAAAAGAATTAAAGAATTACGAAATTTACGATAAGGCAGATCGTGCTGAAGAAGTTAAAAAAGCTATTAAAGCAGCTGGTGGTAAAATTGAAACTAAAGATAAAAAACCTAAAGCTGAAAAAAAAGTTATAAAAGACAAGTAGGATTTAATGCCAAAACATTACGGTAAAAAAATGAAAGGTGGCAAAGGTAAAGGCCGAAAGAAAGGTAGATAATATCTTATGGCTATTACTAACGGTTACTGTACACAGGACGAATTAAAGACGTTTGTTGGCATACCTACAAGCGATACAGCAGATGATACTTTAATTGATGACGCAGTAAATGCAGCTAGTAGGCAAATAGACGCTTTTTGTGGCAGGTATTTTTATCAAGACGCTACAACTTCTGCACGTAAGTTTTTTACAGATGATCTATACAGATTACGTGTAGATGACATTTCAACAATTACCGGGTTAGTTGTTAAATATGATGATGATGATGACGGTACATACGAAGAAACCGTTGCAAGTTCAGATTATCAAGTATTACCAATCAATGGCATAGTCGGTGGTATTACAGGCAATCCATTTTATATAGTAGAACTTATTTCAGACGGTAATCACGAGTGGCCACTAGATTATTCAAGTAACAGACCACGTGCAGAAATAACAGCACGTTGGGGTTATGCAAGTGTTCCACATCAGATTAAACAAGCTACATTAATGTTAGCTAGTGAACTATTTGCTATGCGAAACGCACCACTAGGCGTTGCTGGTGTTGGTGATTTTGGCGTAGTCAATATTCAACAAAACAGAGAAATAACACGATTAATTGCACCGTTTCGTAAAGGCACAGTTCTAGGTGTTTCTTAATGGCTACACTTGCCGAGATTAGGGACGGTTTAAAAACAACTGTAGGCAACATAAGTGGATTACGTTGTTACGATACAGTTCCAGATAACGCAATAAACTTCCCGGTTGCTATCTTTATACCAACAGAAATACAGTTTGATTTAGCTATGCAAAGGGGAACTGATCTATATACATTTGATATGTTAGTTGCTGTTCAACGTGCAGATAGTAGAACAGCACAAGATAAATTAGACGCTTTTATTACAGGTAGTGGTTCATCAAGCGTAAGACAAGTTATATTTAATAATAGAACGTTAGGACTTAGCGATACAGACGCAAGGGTTGTAAATGTTAGCAATTACGCAGCAGATGTTAATTTAAACGGCATAGACGGTGTAGGTGCTAACTTAACAATAGAGGTTTATACGAAAGGATCATAATGGCTAAATATAAAATTATAGGCAATAAAAAAGTTATGAATAAAGTAAAAGGCGACACAATAACTATTGATGATGAAAATGTTGCTAAGTCATTAATAAAAGGTGGACACATAGAACCTATTACTATTAAAAAAAGACGTGCTAGAAAAAAAGACGGCACATTTAAAAAAGATGATAAAAGTACACCAAATATTAACGAAGCGTGGGAAGAAGTAAATGGCTAAATTTGTATTTAATGACGGTAAAGTATTTAGTGGTGGTTACGACTTATCAGACCACGTAACTAGCGTAAACCTAGAAATAATGTCAGAAGAACTAGACGCTACAACAATTAATAGTGGTGGTTTTCGTGAAAGACTAGGTGGACTTAAAGATAGTACATTACAATTAGACGGCTTTTATGAAGCTGGGGCAAATAAACCAGACGCTTTACTTGGTGCTTCTGTAGGCAACGAATTGATTGTTACAACAGTACCAGACGCAGGTGTAGGCAATACAGCTTACTTTATGAAATCAAGATTATTTAGTTATCAAATGTTTGGTGCAGTAGGTGAAATAGCACCATTTAGTATTACAAAATCGCAATCAGATGATGAAGTGGTTCAAGGCAAAATAGAAATAGACGGTGCATTAACTGCTACTGGTAATTCAACCGGGGTTCAGTTAGGTGCAGTTGGATCTACAGAAAAAATATATGTGGCTATACATTGTACTGCTGTTAGTGGTACATCAACACCAACAGTTACGTTTAAATTACAATCAGATGACAACGCTAGTTTTACAAGTCCAACTGATGTAATAACCTTTAGCGATATAACTGCAATTGGTGCTGATTACCAAAGTGCAGCAGGTGCAATAACTGATGACTATTTTAGATTAAATTACACAATATCTGGAACATCACCAAGTTTTTCTATACACGCAACAATCGGCATAGAATAGCCAATTTGAGA